CCTTCAACATGCATTTCGCTCCAGACAATCATACTGAAAGTTGTGACCTTATGCGGGAAACCACCACTTTTTGGTGGTTTGGGTCGCTGCTGGACGGCACTGTGGGGTGGAGAATTGAAGCCCGGCCAGTGCGATGATTGCCGAAATTTTGAGCATAGCGTTGATTGCGTCGACACTGCGTGTCTGCGCTCCGCTTACTGTAAATTGAAGCATGGACCCCTCAAGAAGAAGCCCAATAACATGACTTACCACCCACGGAACCCAACCAAGCTAGTGAATCTCACATGCAGGTGTAAGACCGTGAGCATCCCTGACACTCCGAAAGCAGCCACTATTGAAGCGTTGGCTGCCTACATCAAGAAGGCTCAGATTTACCGTTTGGGTGCCTGTGGTAGAGTCCCCTCGATGCCTATGTATATTATGGTCAACATTGGGAGAACATGTGGAGGCCGTATGCATATCAAAGAAGTGAAGGGCATAGATGGGCCGTATGCAGAGTTTGAACACAAGAATCCGCCCATCTGGACCGCGCACGATGTTTGGGTGCACGAACATGACCTCTTGAAATGGTGTAAGAGCTTCATTGAAGATGAGGATCAGACCATTGCACAGCTGCTAGCTCTGAAGGAGCAACAACCCCAGAGGCAAGGCATGACTAGTGACCAAATCTTTGAATTCGGAGCACCCATATCCATGTACGACCGTGCCAAAATGACCTATACTGGTGTTGAGGCTTCCCGTAACAACGAGGCCTACACCCAGCCACAAATGGCACGAGCTGCTGCCGAAATAACGAGGATTTGCCCCTGGGGGATACCAGAGAAATCTCAGGAGACAGCACTGTCTCTAGGTATTCCTTTCACTGATTCTATGGGTTTGAGTCACACACATCCGATTCATGCTGCGATCCGCAACATGGAATGTTATTATGAGATACCGAAATTGATTCAAACAGCGTACACCACTGTATCGATGAAGGAGACTCAAATAGCTAAGCTTGAGGAGGGTTTGCTGGCGCTGAACAAGGAGTTCGAGCGCACCGCTGTTAACCCCATCATCGATGTTAAGGACTTGGGCCGGTACGACCCAGACACAGTGCCTGATGATGTGTTCACGCTGCCAGAGGTGGTGACACCGACTGTCATATTCCACGAATCCGGTCATTACATGAACGAAGGGTTCATTCCAGCATTCCTGAGGAAGAACCCCAAGGTCAGATTTATCATCGTCTCACATATTTACCCAATGGAGCGCCTGATCGTCAAACGATCAACGCGCCCGGGCATTTATACATGGGTGGACCACAGTGATGGAGTCACCATGTCGTATGTGTGCGAGGGTGACATGTCCAATGTGTACCAGCAGCCGATTGACCCAGGTCTGCTGATGCTAAATGAGATCATGACATCTGATCAATTGATTCGTGTCCGTGGTGCGACGGTCTGGTCCAAGTTGAACACCCATCTGCAGGTGTGGACACCATACCATTTGGAGGTTCCGACCGCAGTTCCGATAATGCTGCCGGATTTCATGAATCTGCCGCGACTATTCCGCAAAATGCCCAACAACTATGCACCTGTGCGAGTTGATGATTATGTTGCTCTCTTCAAGTACGCCAAAGTCCTTGACGTTAAAGATGAGCACATGTGGGGTAAAATGCGATTACGCGCAGAACAACGAGGTTTAGATTTGCCTTGTGCTGACACGGAAGCTTTGATAAAGGTTGTAATCAGAGCTGCAGCACTCAAGACCTTCGCAGATCTAGATAGCAAGGAAATCACTGGTTGCTGGGATTGGGTGTGGTATCAGACTTGTGGACGCATGATTGCCTCATACAAGGGTGTCACTCGCAAGAGATTCGCAGAGCGTCATAGAAACCTCGTCAATGAGCCTTACATTATGGAAACTCTACAGCTTGCTTCATCGGTGGTTCGATATAAACCTGGAGATGCCTCTTATGAGGCTAACTGGTCAGTCAACCCGCGCAATAGCGTCCCTTTCATGAAGCAGATAGTGAGATTCTTCAAATGCCTTGTCGACTTCCAGCTGCACGATGTGGGTGAGTTGGAGGTCAGAGATGATGGCCGCCTCGTCTCAAAGCACGTTCTTGCCTACACGAGGCGGAATACATTGAAGTATGGGGCTCGAGTTACCAAGGCTGAACAAGCTCGGGATTATCGTGATCATGTGCTAAATCGCAGATTGCCGGTATGGCCTAAGTCCGCTACGTCTAAGCGTTACATCGCTCCGTTGCATATACCGGATCCGCCGCCGTTGCCGCCACGTCCTGAAGACCATCCCTTAAGTAAGGTTGTGGATAATCCATTCATAGACGAATATTCACCAGAGACTGTGTGGGATGATTTCTGCTGTCAGCAGTGTGTCACATACAAGGATTACCTCAATGGGGATTTGCCTACAAGGCGTGCTTACCTGGAGTGGCAGTTGGCTTGTGATATAATACATTCACGCCTGGATCCTAGAGCTGCGTCGCGGATTTTGTCCGAAAGGGGCAACGATCCTGACTTGGTCCTGTCAGCAAGGGCGAGGCATTACGCTTCCGTAGATGCTTGGGCTGGCCAGAGTGGACTCCAGCCGGCAGAGCGTTTCATGCAAGGGAGCGCCGAATGGAGCATAAGTGATACAAGTGATGACAATGATGACGTTGAGCCACCTGAAGAGGTAGCTCCGTCTGTTGACCATCACCCAAATGACACAGGAGATGAACTGTTTTACCTTGACGCTCCGGCATCGGTTGAGGAGATCGTTGAGCCAACTGAAGAGTTAGCTCCGGTCCCTGGAAACCCATTTATGGATACCATCAAAGAGGAAGAGGAACCAGACGAGATCAGCGAATGGGAACGCAATAGGAAAGCTTGGGCTCGCATCTTACGGGCACGTCCTAGAGAGGTGCGCACCTCGTCATCATATTCAAAGACGACATTGTGGGATGCTGTCTTCCCGGGGTCAGTTGACCGCCGCTTGAAGGCGTTACCCTTCGCCGCGGTCACTGAGTACCCGCACCAGGAGTACCCTAAAAACGACTGCCTTCTGCAAGCCATGTCTAAGGCTTTACGCAAACCTGTCGTAGATGTGTTCCTCGCCGCTTTGCGCTTGGCCTCGGGGAGTATCGAGCGTGATAATGCTTCCACTGGATTTGCTTCACACCATCGGTTGTCACTATAATGTCGAGGTCCATGTGTTGGACCCCATTGGGAACATGATAGGCAGGTATGGTGTGCGCTCGAGTGCACCCATACAACTGTCAATCAAGGACGACCATGTGACCTTCATCGGTTACAAAGGCATGGTGGTGAGACCAATCAAGACTGTGGAACGCGCGGCTCCCGCGCTGGCTCGCAACCTGAAAGCAGACATTCTTGCACTTCCAGTCGGATCTCATGGGCAGTTCACACCTTCGCCATCGTATGCTTCAAAATACATACGCGAGGTGATCAAAGGCACAACCGGGACATTCCATGAGGAACCAATTTCGGTCGACATGCTGAAGGCGTACGATTCCTACTTTGACACTACAGTCGCTAAACCGGTGGATGTCGTGATGTTCTACGGCGATCCTGGCTGTAGGAAATCAAGCGGACTGCAGAAAGTCCTGCGCCAGCAGAAGTATAAGGCCGACCGCATTTACAATGTGACTTGCGCAACCAATACATTGGCGAAAGATTGGCGTGACAAACTAGATGTCCAGGCAAAAGATCCGCTAACCAAAAGGGGTGCACCAAATACTACCGTAACTACTTTTGAGGTCACACTCGCCAAAGGAGCGTGGGGTTGGGTTATGGTGTTCGATGAGGACAAGTACCCCAAGGGCTATCTAGATGCGCTCATGCTTTTATTCCCGTGGGTCACCCTGTGGGTCTTTGCTTGTGATAACCTGCAGAGTGAGTGGCATGAACCTGAGGATCGTTGTCAACTGAATTCGCCGGATATATGGGGCAATGCTCGTCGTTGGTCATCACAAATACAAGGGAAGAAGATCATAGGTACTTGGAGGTTGGCGCCAGACGTGGCTGCCCTTTTCAATCTGCCTACCACATCGAGTAGTAGGGGACACATTGGCTTCACGACCATCATGCCTACTTCTTGGTTGCAGATTAAACAGATCTATCCCTTCCTGACCGACATTGACGCGCAACACATGTTCGCGAACCGCGACATATACAGCCCTGGTGACGCGAATAAGCGTTGGGTCGCCAGTCAGCATGGTTATGAAGCAGACACGTATGCTGGGTCACAAGGTCTAACAGCACCGTTATCAATAATCCAAGTCACGAGAAGCTCATGGTCTTTGAGTGATCCTCGTATCTTGTATACGGTGTTGACGAGATCGTCATACCCGGTCCTTTACATCGAGTCAGAGCCTTATGGCAATGACTGGAACGTCATCGGGCAATCGAAGATCTGGACAGCCCTAATGCGTGCTTACCAAGCTTGGCAACCAGGCAGGAGGGTTCGTATACCACACGGTAGTCGCGTTGACATGTTCTCATTAGTGCCGGACAACCGTGACAAAGAAAACTTTGAGTTTTTGCTGTGTGCACCGCCTGAGAAGATCACAAACTGGGATGATCTCGGTGATGCTGCACCAGCAACTGTGGGTCACGTTGATCCTGACAAACCCCTCACAATGGTGGGGCGCGCTAAGATGAGCTTCAAGGACGAAGAGTACGTGGATGCCTACACCTTCCTGCCCTATATACAAGAGCTAGGTTTCGAGGAAGGCGTTGAGCCGGAGTCATTTGACTCCGCTCCGCCTGACGTAAGAAACAAAGAATCTATCCCTCCTGAGCCTCAAAGCCTCGTCGAAGAGATGCTATTGCAAAGAGCGGTCGCTCGCTTTGATCGTGAGCTGACGCACAAGCGTTGGTATTCAATGGCTCATGATGATATGCCACAACGAAGGGCTGATTGGGTCGAGCTGGGCAAGCAAGCCGCAGCCGCCACCGGGGTCAAAGCCGCCAAGATCTGGGCTGAACAAGCAGCGAAGCCCTTGATGGAACGCATGGATCATTACATGCCCCTGTTTTCATACATGGGTCTCCGCGAGAAGAAGTCTGACTCCGTGGCAGCCGCCCTGGCAATGAAGACCAGGATACGTCGCTCAACAATCAGAGAGAACCAGCAGGAGCTAAAAGAAGCTTCCCCCTATGGCTCTTATTTGTTCACTGAGCTGTGTAGGTACGCGGGATGGGATCCATCCGAGCGAAAACCTTATACACACATAGACGTAGAGAGGCACACTGCCATTCATCAATCTCGTCGCGCCGAGAGGCCAGTGGCATTGCGAAACGCTTCACGTAATCGGGTTGAGCCCGATTTCCACGGCATGTTGACCTTCAAAAATCAGTTGAAGATTAATAGCCGAGAAATGAAGCACGCAAGGCCCCTACAGCCAATCCTGCTGCAAAACGAGGAGTCTTTGTTCAAGCTTGGTCCCTTCTTCGACTTCATGCTGGAGAGCATTTTGAAAGATTTGCCGCCATCCTGCTATGTACACGCAAAGAGATCGATCGCGGACATGCAGGCTTGGGTAAACCAGTACATGCGAGCCGAACAATTCCAGGAGTTGGATATGAGCGGATTCGATGGCACAGTTCGAGGGGGGGCGGTCCATTTGACTGCCTTGCTGATGCGCCGTTATGGGGCTCCAGAGGACATGATTTCGTACTACCTAAATCTCAAGTGCAGTTATCACGTCAATAACAGATGGGTGTTTGGGTTAATGACCCTATCAGGTGAACAGAGTACATACTTCACCAACACCTTCTTTGAATTAGCACGCGAAATTGGGAAGTACCGCCTAACGCCGCAAATTCCTATTGCAGTGTCCGGTGATGACCTCTTACGGCCGGCAACATCACACGTAGTTTCTCCAGAATGGCTCGTCTTCAAAGACGTAGACTTCTGTATCGAGAAACGGACCGTTGTGACGACCGGTGCCTTTTGCTCCTACATGGTGCGTAACGGGGTCCTCGCTAAGGATCCCGTCATACTGTTGCAGAGAACACTAGCCATGTTAGAGGCTGGGAAAGCGGAGGACATCTTGCTAGGGTATGCAGAGCATTGGAGGCTAAATTACCTCAACATCGAGCACATCATGCAAAACCAGATCTGGGGAGAAGAGGAGTTTGCCTGTCACAAGTTGATGACCTTCATGATGATGAATCCGGGTAAGTTTGGATTTCATAAACGTTTGAAATATGATAAACTGCACCTGGTGCCATCTGATTATCGCTATGAGTTAGCTGAAATGCCAGCCACTTTGTTACAAGCGATGAGTGATGTCTTTACAACGACAGTGGTGCCGTTGCGTGAACCCGAGGTGATTGCGCAGTATACCCGCCGCCAGGTTGATCTCCCTTATCACCACGATGACTAGTCAGCCATCGAACCCTTTACCACCAGCGTTGCCGCCAGCAAAAGGACCCGCAGTAGCCGTGAACATTGTCAAGAAGCCGTACACTGATCACGTCAGTTACAGCTTCGAGAATTCCAGTAACCAGGACAGCAAGGTGATGCTGACTCATGATGTCGCCACGCTTCTGGGAAGTGAACTGGATAATACCCCCACAGTACATCTCGTTGAGCTGACTATTGAGTTTCTCTTTAGCGCTCCGAATCAGTACGCACGTGGAAATTTTTGCTACATAAATGACAAAACAACGCACGCTGAGATCGCCATGGAAGAAGGTGGATTCAGTTGCTATTCAGGTCAAAACAATGATCACGCCAAGCAAGGCGTGAGTCTTGACACACCTGAAGGTTGCGATGTGCAGATCAAACCAGTCTC